TTCGCGCATCAGCCTGGTAGCGTTCTAATGGCGGCCGCTGGTAATGTCCTCGATCGCGCGATTGGCTATGTCTCGCCCAAGCGTGGCGTGCAGCGCCTGGCCCGTCGCGCAATGCTGTCTGAGCTGCAGCGCAGCTATAGCGGTGCCGATCGCGGCCGACTGCGGTCGAGCTGGAATGCTCGATCCACCTCGGCCAATACCGAGATAGGCGCCGCCAGCCAGCTGCTGCGCGATCGTATGCGCGACCTGGTGCGCAACAATCCACTGGCGGCCAATGCCGTGGCGATCCTGGTCACCCACGCCATCGGCGATGGCATCGTGCCGGTTTTCAAAAACCCTAAGGTCAAGGCGGTTTATGAGAAGTGGGCAAAGGGTTGTGATGCTGATGGCGCCCAGGACTTTTATGGGATCCAGGCGCTCGCTGCGCGCGAAATGTTTGAGGGTGGTGATGGCCTGGTGCGGCGCAAGTGGCGCCGGCGCGATGGCCGCCAGGCCGTGCCGCTCAAGCTGCAGGTGATCGAGGCCGACCAGATCGACAGCCGCAAGGATGGCAATTTCGAGGGCGGTCTCAATGCGATCCAGGGCATCGAGTTTGATGAGGATGGCGAGCGCAAGGCGTTCTGGCTGTTCGATCAGCACCCCGGTGCGCACCTGCTCGGCAAGCTCGGCCTGAATAAATCGCGCGCCGTTCCGGCCAGCGACATCGCTCACGTGTTTGAAAAGCAGCGCACCCAGGTGCGGGGCGTGCCGTGGGGCGCGCCGGTGATGGTCAATCATCACGATCTTGAGGGCTATCGCGAGGCCGAGCGCGTGCGCAAGCGGCTTGAGGCATGCCTTGTGGCGATCATGACGGGCGGCGATCCCGACGATAGCCTGGGGACGCCCCTGCAGCCTACCGTCGACCAGCCTGCCGGCATCTATGATGCCCATGGCCAGCGGGTCGACAAGGTCTCGCCTGGCACGGTTTACAACGCCATTGGCGGCACCGATGTCAAGTTTACCCAGCCAGCGGTGACGGGTGACTATTCGAGCTACATCGAGACCGAGGAACACGTGGTCGCGGCCGGTTGGCGCATGCCGCATTTCATCCTGACGGGGCGCCTGGACAAGGTGAATTACTCGTCAAGCAAGGTCGGGCTTGAAGTTTTCAAGCGCACGATTTCGCAGCTGCAGTGGCAGATCATCATCCCGATGCTGTGCGAGCCGATCATTGGCTGGTTTCTTGAGGCGGCCTATCTGGCCGGTGAGATCGACAGCCCCGATCAGGCTTATGATTGGGTGCCGCCCCGGTTCTACTCGGCCGACCCTGCGCGCGATCTCAAAGCCCAGATCGGCGAAGTGCGCGCCGGCTTCAAGCCCTGGTCGGCCGCTGTGGCCGAACGTGGCGAGGATCCCGAGGCCACGGCGCTGCAGCTGGCCGAGGATAACGCGACCTTTGATCAGCTTGGCCTGGTGCTCGATGTCGACGGTCGCAAGATGTCGCAAGCCGGCCAGACCCAGCAGCCAGACGATACCGACAACCCCAAAAAGGATGGCGAGCAATGAGCCAGATCACCAAGCTGCCGGCATCGCTGCCGATGCAGATCCGCGCCGCTGGCGTGCCCAACCAGGTCGACGTGGACAAGCGCACGGTCGAGGTGGTTTTCGCCACCGAAACGCCAGTGCAGCGCCGGCGTTATGAGGGCTGGGATAAGGTCGTAAACTTCCATGAGATCCTGACGATCAGCCGCGCGGCGATCGACATGACCCGGCTCAATGCTGGGGCGCCGGTTCTCGATAGTCATGCGCGTTACTCGACATCGAGCCAGGTGGCCGTGGTCGAGAAAGCCTGGATTGATGGCAAAGAGGCGCGTGCCTTGATCCGGTTCCCGGCCGAGGGGATCGATGCCAATGCCGATCGGCTGTTTGCGCTGATCAGCGAGGGCATCGTGCGCAATGTCTCGGTTGGCTACACCCTCGAAAAAATCAAGGTCATCGAGCCTGAGAAGCGCGGCGAGCTGCAGAAGGTGATCGCCACGCGCTGGGCGCCATTCGAGATCTCGTTTGTCACCGTTCCGGCCGATCCGGCCTCGGGCGTGCGCAGCGAGGATGGCCAGCAGCTTTTTGAGCTGCAGACCGAGTGCAACCCGGCCGCGATCGCGGCCCGTATGCGCATGCGCCAGGCGCAGCTCTAACCACAACGATTTCGGCTAGTCGGGCCGTTCCGCCTGCCGCTGCCGCCTTTCTGGCGGTCGCCCCTTCGTGCCCTTGGGCAAGGCCATTTCAAGAGGACTTAAGAATGACCCTTAAGCAGCTGCGGGCATATCTCGCCACACTTCAGGCGCGCGCCCAGGCCAAAATCGCCGAGATCAAAGACGGTCTCGATGATGCGCAGATCCGCACCATCGAAGGCGAACACGAAACCATGCTGGTGGAGATCCGCGCCAAGACGGCCGAGATCCGCACGCGCGAAGCTGCCGGCGAGCCCGAGGATGGCCCGGCCGAAGTGCCGGCCAACGCCCCAGGCAACACTGGCGAGCGCGGCGCGACCGAGGCCGAGCGTACCCGCACCCTGGACATCACCGACCTGGCCCAGCGTGCCGGCCGTCCCGAGTTGGTGCGTGAAGCGATCGCGGGCAATGTTTCCGTCGAGGCTTTCCGCACCCAGCTGTTTGATCAGCTGGTCGAGGGGCAGGGCCAGCCCCAGCGCACCCAGACCCGCACCCAGATGGGGCAGGATAGCCAGGAAGTCACCCGCGCGGCGATGACTGAGGCACTGACCTATGGCCTGGGCCTGCCGGTTCCGGCCGATGGCCCGAGCGAGGCAGCGCGCCAGTTCATGGGTCGCGGTCTGATCGACCTGGCGGCCGAAAGCATCGAATATCGCGGCGGTCGCATTCTCAATGCGCGCCAGGTCGATGAGATCCTGACCCGCGCGTCACACTCGACATCGGATTTCCCGGTGATTTTCGAGAATGCGCTCAATCGCTCGCTTGAGGGCCGCTATGCCTTGGCCGAGCCAACGTTTAAGCAGTTCGCGCGCCAGCGCAATTTCCGCGATTTCCGGCCGCATCAGACCGTGCGGATCGGTGATTTCCCGATGCTGCAGCGGATCGCCGAAACCGGCGAGATCAAGGCCGGCAGCTTTGGCGAAGGCAAGGAAGCGGTGCAGGCGTTCAGCTATGCGCGCCAGATCCGCATCAGCCGCCAGATGATGATCAATGACGATCTGGGGGCGATCGCGGATCTGTTGGCCAGTTATGGCGCCACCGTGGCGCTGTTTGAGGAAGTCACCTTCTATTCGCTCGCCTTCAACGGCAAGCTGGCTGACAACAAGTCGGTGTTCCATGCCGACCACGGCAACCTGGCCGCTGCCGGCACCGCGATCGATGTCGACAATATCGGCAAGGGTCGCGCTGCCATGGGCAAGCAGAAGTCGATCGATGGTAATCCGCTGCTGTCGAACAAGCCCCGGTTCCTGCTCACCGGGCCTGACAAGTCGACCGAGGCCGAGAAGTTGCTGGCCACGATCACGCCGGCAACGGCCGCCAGCGTCAACCCATTCTCGGGCAAGCTGGTGCCGATCGAGACCAGCCAGATCACGGGCAATGCCTGGCACCTGCTCGGCGACCCTTCCATGGGCAGCAATTGGCGCTGGGGCTATCTCGAAGGCTATGAGGCACCCCGCGTGCGCATGGAAGAACCTTTCGGCACCCAGGGCTTTGCGATGTCGGTCGAGCATGACTTTGGCGCCGGCGCCATCGACAGCCGCTTTGCCTACAAGAACCCCGGCAACGCCTAACCAGCAGCCGATCGGCTTTTGACCAGCGGCGCATGAGGCGCCGCTGGCATTTCCAATTCCATCGATCCAAGGGGATCCAAGATGAAGAATTTTATCCAGGCCGGTGCTGCAATCACCGTGGTCACTGCCGGCGCCAAGGTTTCCGGCAATCTCTATTTCGCAGGCGATCTGAAAGGTGTTGCTGGCCATAGCGCTGCCGGCAGCGAGGATTGCGTGCTGCACCTGGTCGGCGTCTATGAGCTGCCCAAGGCGACCGGCCAGGCGTGGACGGTTGGCGCGGCGCTCTATTGGGATGCCGGCGATGAAGTCTGCACCACCAATGACGACAGCGGCGCCAACAAGCCAGTAGGCCACGCCACGGCTGCAGCGCTCACTGCCGACACGACCGGCATCGTGCGGCTGTCAAACTAGCGCCATGGCTAACTGGCGCCGCCTCACAGCTATGGCGACCGGCAGCGCCCACAAGCTGTGGGGCGAGCCGGTGCGCCTGTCTTTTCTCAAAGAGGGTCTAGTCGACCCGGCGCGCCCGCAAATCGAATTGCGGGCGCAGTTGCACTTGCCCGAGGAAGTCGACGGCAAGCTGGGGCGCAGTGCTTCGCAGTTTTCCACCGAGGTGGTCAGCGGGGTGGGGCGCCTGATTATTCAAAAGGCCGGCTTTGAGGGCCAGAAGCTCTTGAGCGGCGACCAGGTGCGCGGGCTTGAGCGCGAGGGCGCCCATTGGTTTGAGATCATTTCGGTTGATAGCCGGGGCAATGATCAGATCGTGGCGCAGATCTCGATGGCCACCAAGTCGGCCAGCTAACCAGGACAGTTTGACATGCTCACTCGCATCGCGCTGCGCATTGCCGTGCAAGAAGCCCTGCGTGGGCAAACGCTGGCTGGCGCCAATGTTCTCGACAGCCAGATTGCCGCGCTCGATCTCGATGCCGATGGCAGTTTGCGCACCGATCAAGACAAGCCATTTCTGTCGGTCAATACCGATGGCGGCAACATCAGCGCCGGCAATGGGCTGATGATCCTGTTTAACGATTCCAGCGTCGAGCTGGTGATCGAGGCAGGGATCTCTGCGGCCATGGTCGAGCAGGATGAGGGCACCGGCGTCACCCACATTGTGGGTGTTGGTCTGCCGGCCACCGATGCGGCCATGGAAATGACGCTCGATCTAATGATGCGCGGCGTGTCCGATGCTTTGGTGGATCCAGCGAACAGCTGGGCCGAGATTGTGCGATCGCTGCTGGTCAGTGTTTCGGGCGTCGAGCGCTCGCGCGTTGGGCAAAAATCCAACGGCACCCGGCTGGCCGCGCACGAGCTGCGGATCCGCGCCGAGATTGTGCAGGATCCCGTCAAGGGCGCAGACATCGCCGGCACCACGTTGGCGGCGTTTCTGGCCGCACTGGCGGCCGATGGTTCGCCAAGCTTGATCAAGGTCAAAGAAGCCTTTGAAAGCGTGCTGGCGGGCGAGGCTGTCGATTGGCAACTGGTGCAGCGCGAGCTGGGTCTGAGCAATGGGCAATCGATCGCCTTGGGCGGTCGGCCGCTGGCGCCAGACGACAATGGCGAAGCGGCGCCGCTTGATGAGGGCTCGATCGAGATCGTCGGCCGGCAGGGGGGCGACCCATGATTTCGGAAATTATCGCGCAGCGTGCTGACATCGAGCAGCTGAAAACTGTTTTCGGTCGCGCGCTGCGCGTGGGGCCGGTCGAGGTGGTCGACCCGGTTAAGGGCTTTCGGATCAGCTACGGAAACGGTTCCGGTGGGGAACCATTTTTGTCGCCGTTCTATCCGCACCCTGAATCGGGTGGCGCCACCTCGACCTGGGCACCACTGAGCAAGGGCCAGGTGGTCGGGGTGATCAATCCTGGCGGGGATCCGCGCCAGGGCATTCTGCTGCGCGGCGGTTTCTCGGCCGACAACCCAGCCCCCAGCCAAAGCCTGGATGAGAACGTGCTGGCCTTTGGTGGGGTCAAGCTGACCCTGCACAAAGATGGGACAGTCACGATCGATGCAGCCAGCGCGGTCACCGTCAATGCGCCCCAGGTCAATCTGGGTGGCGAAGGCGGCAAGCCGGTCGCGCGCATCGGCGACAAGGTGGCAGTGGGCAGCGGATCCTCGGCGGGCCAGTGGCCGATTGTCGAGGGTTCAAGCGTGGTGAGCGCAGTTTAGGAGCAAGAGCATGGAAAAGAGCAATTATCGGGTGGCGCCTGGTGTGACCCAGATCAACGGCCAGCCAGTGCCACAAAGCGGCATCATGGAGCTGACAGCGGCCGAGGCAATGTTTGACAAGGCGCACGGCCGGCTCACGCTCGATGCCGGCGCCAGCGTGCCCCAGGTGCTGGTGGATCCGCCCCGCGAAAACGAGATCTCGAACCCGGCCGATCCGATCGTGGCGCCGGTGACCCGCTCGCGCCGGGGTGGGCGCAAGTCATGAGCGGCATCGATCGGCACACTGGCAAGCTGATCGGCAACTATGAATCAGCGCTGCAGTCGATCGAGGTGATTTTCACCACGCGCATCGGTGAGCGCATCATGCGCCGGCATTTCGGCGCCGGCCTGGCCGAGCTGCTGGGGCGGGCGATGACGGTGCCATTGTTTGCCGCCTGGCAGATGCTGCTGGCCGTGGGCATCGACCTTTGGGAACCCCGTTTTCGGGTGCGCGGGGTCTATGTGTCTGCAAACCCCACTGATGTGCGCCTGGGCAATGCCGGGGTGCGCATTGAGGTCGACTGGCGGCCGCGCGCCCTGGTCGGTGATTATTCTGTCGACAGCGTGCGCAGCTTCTCCATTCGGTTCGGCGCGAGCCTGCAAATCCAATAGGATCTCAAATGTCCACCTTGCCACCAGAATTGGCCAATCTGCCGGCGCCCAGCCTGGTGGAAACGATCAGCTATGAGGCGCGCCTTGCGGTGTTGCGCACGCGCCTGGTCGAGATCTTTACCGCTGCGGGCATCGATTATGACGTGCAGGATCTCGAAACCGATCCCGCCCAGATCCTGCTGCAGGTGAGCGCTTATCAAGATGTGCTGCTGCGCCAGCGCGTCAATGAGGCGATCAAGTCGTGGTTTCTGGCCTATGCAACCGGTGGGGATCTCGACGCGCTGGCGCAGTTTTATGATGTCGTGCGCCTGGCCTCCGAGACTGACGACGCCCTACGGCGCCGAGTGGTGCTTGCAATTCAGGGGCGATCGACCGGGGGCACCGAGGCACGCTATCGCTCGACTGCGCTCGCGGCCGATGTGCGCGTGGCCGATGTCGCGGTCTATACTGTTGGCCGAGATCCGACCATCAATGTGGCCGTGTTCTCGACCAGTGCCAGCGGGGTGGCTGATGCCGGCCTAGTGGCTAAAGTTGATGCCGCGCTGCAGGCGCCTGATGTGCGCATGGTCAATGACAAGATCGTGGTGGCCAGTGCCGCCCAGCAAGCCATCGGCGTTGCCGCCAATATCTGGCTGCTGCCCCAGGCGCCCGAAAGCACGCTGGCTGCAGTCGAGGCATACCTGCGCGCGGCCTGGTCACGCGACATGCTGCTGGGTCGCGATCTCACGCGCAGCTGGCTGATCGCGCAGCTGCAGCGTGATGGGGTGCACCGCGTCGAGCTGGTGGCGCCCGCTGCTGACATTGCCATTCCGTTCAATCAGGCCGGCGCTCTGGGCGCAGTCAGCCTGGTGCTGCAGGGTCGGAAATACTGATGTCAGCGGTTCTGCC